CCGGCTAATCCTTCACCAATTCAACCCGAAGGTTTACATGGTTTTTTACCATCGATGCATCCCTCTCAGCGTAAATCTACGTGAGGAAGCGGCATCAGTACCCAAGGGCAGATGGGATACCAGATTTAAGCATCTGGTATCCTGTCTGTCTAAGGGATTAAATGGAGACGAAGACTCAGGCCTCGAGGAGGCTTGGGACTACGTCTACGATAACTTGTGGGAGCACAGATGGGGAGGTAATACCTTCTCATTCTGTACCCACACTCAAAAAGTTGCTATATTAGCCAAACGTACTCATTGGTACGGACGGTTAAAAAAGCACAATCGAAATCTTCTCCAAAAGCTACTAAACACCCGCAAAGGATGTCTAGTACTTAAGGAGATACTTCACACTGCGGATGGGGTATTATCAACTTTGATAATGTCCTATCCCGAAATTCTATTATCTGATCAGTCACGGGGTGCTTACACCGTGTCTGATCGGATTATGAACTCAATTATTTCAAATGGACTACAAGATTATGCTAATCTTGTGGTCACTTTGAAAGGATTTAGAAAAAGGATGAGGAAGTGTGCCTTCGAATGTTCGAAGTTCACGCTCACTCGTCATGAACAAAGATCGATGGCGTGGGGACAACTCATTTGTAATGAGTTCAACTCACGCCGTCATATTAATTCTAAAGCCAACATGTTCCGGGCTTGCGTATTTACGCAGTCCAGAGCAAGCGGGCTCGGAAATAATAAGATGGCCACGAAGGCGATAGATGAATTTATCGCCGAAGTGACATCGGTCAAACCTTTTAAACCTGATAAGGATTTACTCGATGCAATCGAGTTTATCCTAGATCAGGTTGTTCAAAACGCTGCGGGTAATCCACAGTTCAGGATCTCGATATCAACGAGTGCCTGTACTGAGAACCCCAAAAAGGATGAGGGGAAGTTCGGCTACCTTAAAAAGGTGGCCGATCTTCCCACAATACCAAAATTTTCCGTGAATAATCCGGGTGGCCAGTTAGGAAACTGGGCATTCGGAAAAGCACGGGAGAAAATCAAAGCGAGTAGTCCCGACATTTGGAAAACAAATGTCGCGGCAATTCGCGAAAATTCGAAAATCAGAGTTGTTCAGAGCGGCTCCTTTTACAAGGACGCTCTATTACAACCATTTTCACATATGACAATACAGTCTTTGAAGTCCCAAAGGTCTACAAAGAATGGATTGTCAAGCGGAAGGCTAGGATGGAACTTCATCAGCAGGATCGATCATCTCGATCCTGTTGATGGCCATGTTCTATTCGAAAAACATAAAAGGATTGTATCTCTGGATTGGCGCAAAGCCACAGATATACCTTCCTTTAAATCTGCTTATCATGTCTCCGGTAGACTCCTCGAAAAGATGAGACTACCAGAAGACATACGCAAAGACATATTGTCAATTTGGCCTGGGCCAAAAGACATATATGTCAAAGGAAAATTTATTGCTACTCAAGTGAACGGAGTCCCCATGGGAGACCCACTCACTAAGAGCAATTTATCATTAGCCCACCCTATCTGTGAAGCATACGCTTCGCGGAAAGAGCCGGGCTTAAAAATTGTCCACGACGGAAACGGTGATGATACTGCTATCATCATCGGTTCCGACAATGTTCAAAAGATAATGAGATGGGTTCAGTATTTCAACGACGCAGCTGCGATGTTGGGATACGACCTATCCGATGACGATTTCTTCGTAACAAGTTCCTGGGGAACCTATTGCGAGGAAGTATTTCATATTCCCCTTGATCGTTTTAACACCGTACGAACGGCGTCAAAACTCAAGGATAATAATTACTTACCGTATCTTGATCATCCGAAATTTCGGTTGATTATAGATACGAAGAAAGATCGGAGAGATTACTCTTCCGTCAAAGACGGAAAGTATACTCTCCTTGGTAAAGATACGGAGTACGCAGAACAGGGCCATGAAGGGCACCTATTCCAAGTAGCTTCGGTAATGCAAGATATATGTCTAGGGTTGAGATACGAGCGGAAGCCTGTATATCTCCCGAGACAAATCTTTAGTATAGGGAAAATGCCAGCCTTCTGGAATACAGAAAGCTGGGCAAATTCCATATGGAGTCAAATTCCCAGGGTGACTAATTTAACAATAGTTGCCCTGAAGGAATTAATGGGAAAACTCCCGAAGAATATCACGAATCTAAGATCCGTGAAATCCTCCGAGAGACATTTTGATAGAGAGGCCATCACCGAGGTATTTGAAATACCTGATGATGACCCGATCAAGAATTTTATAGTAGTTCCAAGGGGTCTTGCACACAAGATCCCTCCGGGAGTACTAGATAGATTAACACAAGCAAAGTTGCTTACTACTTCGAGCGAAGTAGAGGCTCTTTACTTGTATATGAAAAGAATAGAGACGCTAACCCAAGATGTCACAAGTGACTTAATGGATTTGGCGTTCTCAAGAGTAACTAATATGGACAATGTTTCTTATACGGAAGTAAAAGAAACATGTGACCAATTTAAAGAAACTTTCTACAAAAAACGATGGGCTATTAAGCCCCTCGTTGATGTAGATTATTATTTTACAGAAGATATAGATGAGTTCAGAAACTCTGACCCCCGGAATGTTGACATTCCGGGGTTCGACTATATCAAAAGATTTGGAAAAAGAATTCCCCCGGACACGCCAAAAAGACGTGCCGAGATGGAACTCTACGAATGGTTTTGTGAGTGGAGATCGGCGATACTCAATGATGAGTTCTTCGAACTACCACCCACGCAATTACTTGAAGACGACCCGTTCATCATCATTCGCGCAAGCGAATGTGTTGAACAGGTCGTAGTAATAGTAACAGATGATCGAAAGTTGTGTAGACTTGCGTCTAACAAACTTATCGATAAACTGATTTGTAGGATTTCGATCAAAAATTGGGTTCTCATGGATGCCATGGAGAAACCAATTATTGATACGATAAAACAAGATTTGAAGGCAGATGCAATCGTCCTTGTGGACGAAGGCAGTCTGGATACCTTCTTATGGAAAACTGATATCAATCCTTCCGTCTATCCTGGATGGACAGGGAGGATTGATCTCAAACCACCAAGGACGCAGGAAGACATCTGGGATGTCTACATGCCTCCTATTAGTATTGCAAATATCTATGATTTCGTTGAAATCACAGATGTTCGCAAAGCAACGAGAATCTTTGGACGCAGAAATCGCGGCTCCTAGTTTCGGCTAGGGGCCCATATGGACTTCTGAATGTCCGGATTCAATATGCCGGCAATCACGCACATGCGTACGACTATGGCTGGACACCCGAGGGTGTGCCGATAGACGCGTGGGTCGCAAGAACG